TTTTGAGAGTTCCTTTATCGGCCCAATCAACATTGTAACGGCACCTGCCATTGCTACAAGCGAAATGGCAAGAGATGCGATCATCGAAGACTTACCAAAGTAGAATATAGATCCTGCAAGTTTCGTTGTAACGGACTCTAATTTCGGAATTTCCTGAAGCCAGGATTGTCCGAGCTTATCGAATATAGAAGCAAATGTTAACAGGGTCACCATCAGAGTAAGAATTGCCCCTGTAGCATAGAACAACTGTCCTTTATCAATGGGAATCTGTGCTACAATCCATACGGCACTTGCAAGCACTGCAACAGAAGAAGCAAGTTTGAATATGCCGTTAGCTCTTGTCTGGAATGCTTCTGCTTTCCATTTACCTCGCAGAGAATCAGTTAAAGATGATATTGCGGTTCCAATACTAACAGATAAATTTGTAATGCCTTCTGCAAGAGACTGGAATGGTGCAAATATCTTTGGAATACTATCGCCAAGTGCTTTGAACGGTGACAACAAACCTTGTGTTGCGTTTCCGACACCCGTCTTAATATCCACAAGAGCATCTTTTAAACTTTTACCGACTTTCTTGATTATAACGAGCTGAGCGACAACACCAACTAATTTAATGATGTTACCGGCAAGCTCTGGAGGAATGATGTCGTTAATCTTATGCGTTACGGATTTGATACCATTTAGAATATATGTAATCCGATCCTTAAATTTAGACAAAGTATCCGTAACGACATTTGTCTGCTCTGTCATTGTCCTAACAGGAGCACTCATATTTGTGCCAGCATTCCTAAACATGCCAACGAAAGAAGAAATAGCATCTTTAAGAGCTAACAAAGTTCTGCTGATAGGCGCACCAGATGCAAATGTAGCAAAGAGATTTTTGACAGAAGCCGTAAAGTCTTTAATTCCATCCCCTCCAAATCTCGAAATTGCGGTTTGAAGATCTGTAAATATTGACTTTACAAGTTCAAAAATCTTGGAGTATTTTCCGCCCTTTAATGTATCAATAATATTAAAAAGCGGTGATAAGAAACCAGGAAGTTTATTCCTTAGATTTGAAGCTATAGAAACTACTCGCCCTCCAAATTCTCCAAGCTTCTCATCAAGACCACCAAGAACTTCTTTTATTCTTTCGATACCCTTAGATATTACATAACTCGAGGAACCAATCAAAGAATACAATCTGCTAAGTACACTTCGAAATGTCTCTATTCCTTTCGTTGGAATACCGGATACGGCCGATTTAATTCGTCCAAACGCTTCTGTAAACTTATTAATGGCATCGCTGTATCGTCCATTAGTAAGGGTGTTGAAACCAGAAATAGCTTTCGATCCAAGTGAGCTAAACGCATCGCCCAAAGTTTTACCAAACGACTTAATTGTTTCCGGATTCTTCAAATTATCTAAGAATCCTTTGAAATTTAAACTGCCGTCTAATATTAACTTTGGAATTCCTTGGAGCTGTTCTTTAAGCTCTTTTATGTTATCGGTAGATAGTTTCCACGGCGCTACCGCTATTGCTCCAACATTCTTTAAACTATTCTTTGCAGAATCAAGTGAACGTAAAAATCCTTCTTTAGAACTAAACGTATCTTTTATTCTTGTTAAAGTATTTTCAAACGGAGACAAACCGGTTAGTGTATCTTTAGCGAAGAAGTTCTTTACTGCATCTTTGGCAGTAGAAAGTCCGTTCTTTACAGTTTCGCCAAAGTTTTTAATCTCGATCCCGGCACGAACAATATTTTTGAATGTGGTGGTAAAATTATCTAATCCTAAATCAGCAAGAGTCTTTAAGGATGATGTATTTATTTTTCCAGTAGATATAGAATCTTTAAATGCACTAACAAGTTGCTTTAATTTATCGATTTTATCGATGAAATTATCCACACCAGCTACAATCTTTGGCGAGAACATGCTGCGCCAATCGATTTGTTTGATGCGTTCTCCAATATCACCAAGTCCTTTAAGGACTCCACTCTTGATGGTTTCACCAAAGTTTTTAAGAGCATTGATATAGTCTTCAAGTTTCCAGGAATTTAAGCTATTTAAAGTATTTTGGAATTTCTCAAACTCCGATTTTACTTTAGCTATTCCCTCTGCACCTTTACCGTTTGTAAACCAATTAATCAGCCATTTTACTCCGCTATATGCGGCAATTCCTGCTAAACCAAGACCAAGAAGTTTAATTACCCCAACAAGTCCAACAATCACCTTAGTGAGAGTCATTATAGCTTTAACTGATCCAGCAATTTTCTTTCTAAAAATAAGTAAAGGCAGTAATACTCTTAAAACTTTTATGGTAGTTTCTGACTTGGATGCCATCTCAACCAATCTATTAGTTAAAAGACTTAATATCTTAAGTACGGTTAATACCTTATTTCCAAATTCATCAAGTGGACCAATTATTGTTTCTATAGGAGCAACAACCTGCTTTAAAATATCAAGCAATCCTTTTAGGGCTCTGGCAAAGTCGTAAGTAATACTTTTTAATTTTGCTTGAGATTCAAAGCTAAGAATTAATCCGTGAGTAAAACGATATAATTGTCTTGTTAGATTCGCAAGATCATGACCAGACAGAGGAGTAAAAACGCTATTCCAAGCCTGTTTAATAGGATTTACAAAACTGAGAATAGAATTGAGTATATTTTGAAGCGAGGCCACAAGGAAGAAACGACCATTCTCATTAGCCCACTCTTTAAGCATCTTATTTCGTTGGATTCCGGCTTGGCCAAAAATATCAAATAGAACTTCAGCTACATTTGACCAGAGAGCCTTTGCTTCTTCGTAGTCGCCAATAATTATCTGATAAGTTTTAGCCCACTGCGTTGATACTGCATCGTGAATAGAAAAGAAAGCTTCTTTAAATGTTTTAGCAGACCAAGCAGATTCTGTAGCTTTCTTTGATAATTCGCTAAAGCTATCTCCAAGTGCATCGACAGCATCTGCAAAAGTTTCATATTCACCAGTTTGAACACCTTCTGCGGCTGCTACAGCTAATTCACCAAACTTACCAAAGGCGTTTTCCATAACTTCAGTTGTTATAACGCCTTTTTTCAGCACATCATTAAAGTTTTGAACCGTTACAGTTCCTTCCTTGAAACCGTTCTTACCTTTAGACTGTTTATACAGATCCTCACCAGCCTTGATCATTTCCTCCATTAACTGTTTGGAAGCGGTTCCGGCCATCTGTAACGATCGCCAGTCCATAAGTTTCAAAGAACCAGTTTGATAAGATTGGGTGAGGTTGTAAATTGTACGAGAGAACTCTTGACCAGTCTTACCAGCAAATGCTGAAGCATTGGCGATACCGATGATCATATCCTGAATCTTCTTAAGTTCATTAGCTTTATCGGCTGCTGTACCACTAAGATCCGCAACAGTAGTCATCTGAGAAAACGCGCGAACCATCTGATCCAGAGAATAGCTTGTTTCGTCAGAATAGATAGCAAATTTATCTACATACTTCTGAATCTCTTTTGCTGTGAGTCCGGTCGTGTTCATCAATGTCTGAACTGATCCGACTTGTTCTTCGTATTTTTTAAAACCTTCTTGCGCATCTTTGATTGTAAGCGACTTTACAAACTCTTCCCCAGTTTTTTGTGCGCGATCAGCGAGATTCTCTAAAACTTTTTTGCCCATGATACCAAAAGCGGTAAATTTTTGAGCAACTGTATCTACATCCTTAGCCAAATGATCGAGTTTGATACCTTTGGCTATATCAACTACTGTATTTATATGAAGAGCTTTCTCTAACCTTTGGAGAGTAGTGAGCGTTTGAGCTGCTTTCTTTTCGAAATCCGAATTGTCAAACGTCCAACGGACTAATTCGTCATGAACTCTTACATCATCCATTCGATTCCATTACCTCCTTCCAAGCTCTTTCTGCCATATCATCAAATAAGGGCTGAAGAGCAGGATTAATGTAATCCCGTCCTTCAACCCATCCGCCAGTTCTGGTTCCATGACCATACTGAAGCATAATAGCCACATTGAACCATCCATTCACGTTGTTTGAATTCTTAAAATCAAGTTTCGCACCGTGATCAGTTTGAGCAACTTCGTAATACCAGGACTGTGCGGTTTTACCTGTATCTTTCGGAGTTGCCGCCTTAAGGGCTTCCACACCTTGCTGTCCGTACTTATCAAGGATAGCAACCATGCGCTTTCTTGTGGAGCGCTTCTGCAACTTATACTGCTTAAAGAAATTACCTTTGTGCTTGATTGTAACGTACAGCGCCATAGTGAATATCACCCCTTAGTATGCATTGCTTTACGCCGTTGAGCATTTAGGGCTCTGTGTTGTGCGGCGATTTCACGTGCTCCCATTTTCTTAGGTGGAGCGTTCCTTCTATCAAATTCTCTTATGAGCGCCATAAGCCTCATAAAGTGCCATTTCTCACAATCTATCGGTATCCCATAACTAAACATTTTGAAATACATGAGTTCGGCTGTGATGGTCTGTCTTGTATGCTGCTTGTTCTGATCATCGTCGATGTAACGCGCAGCTGTCATTGGATCGTTAATGTAATCAGAGATCTCTTTAATGTTGTCACTTGTAAACTTCATGTAAATTTCAGGGTCTTTTGGTGTACCAATAGTCATACAGCGAAAGAAATCGATAGTCATTTCTCTCGTCTTCTCGCCTTTTCCAAGGAATGGAACATGCCACTTCGATTCCCATTTCGCAATGGACATCAGAGAATATTCCATAGTCACCGTTTCAGAAGGTGCTCTTGTGAATTCCTCTGTCTCTTCGTTATAAAGTTCCAATCCAGGAACCGTAATGGTTATCATGATCGTTTAGATGGAAGCGGAAAGATTAGATGCAGCAGGGATCTGAGCAATATCAGGAATCGCAGATGCATCAGCACCATCGATCTGCGCCATGATATCTGCCGGAATAACAGCTCTTAAGAACTTGGAAGCTTCTTCTGCACCATTCTCATCGAAGAAGGACATGAACAGAGTAGAATAAGCTTCGGTCTCAGAGAATGCCTTGGACAGCTCTTCAGACTTAATAAAGCGCTTGCCATCAGCAGACTTCTCGCCGTATGCCTTGAGAATGAACTCGTCGAAGAGTCTCATAAGACTCGGAATATCCTGTGTTGAAACGATTCTCTCAACCATCTGTCTAAGACCACCGACGGTGAAGAGATCCATCTTTAAAAGCTCTGCCTTGTTGAAGTTGAACATGAAATTCTCAGTTCTCTCAACGCCATTGTAATCAGTGTAAGTAATTGCCTTCGTAAGCATCGTAATATCCTCCTTTACGATAAATATAAAGGAGGCCCCTCTAAGTCTTGAGAGGCCTCCAGCGATTAATTAAGCGATATATGAAATATCAATTACGGATTCGTGGGCTCGTTACCGCCCTCAGCAGCCATCAGCTCAACAATCTCGTCCGGAAGCGGAAGACGTGCTTCACCTTCCTCAGAACCGTAGAGAATATCCTCCAGAGCAGCCAGCTTCTCGGCAGAAACCTTGGTGGAGTCGATCGTCATGCAGGAAATCTTGTTGTAACCAGCAATATTGATCGGGGTGGTAGTGAACTCCCAGCTGAACTCGATTGCTTCCGGAGAGTCGTTCTCAGTGGTATATGCACGCTCAGACGGAGAAACGGTAGCATTGTAGATCAGATGGATCTTGTAACCGTAGTCATCACGGGATACATCGTTACCCTTGATGGTACGATAGCAAAGACCGAACGGGTGTCTGGTCTGCTGACCAATAACGATACCCTGAACCGGCTCTGCTTCACCGTTACACTTCTCCCACTCGTCAGGATAGGTATAAGCGGAAATGGAACCGCCGAACTCTTCCTTTGCACGAAGCTCGAGGTACTTATCATCGTCAGCCCACAGTGCGGTTGCATCTGCGCCAGACGGAGTTTCGGTAACGCCAGTCAGACCGTTCCAAGCAACACCCTTCGGATATGCACCTGCGGTATCCTGTACGTACAGAACACCCATTCTGGTACCAGTCTCGTAGTAACGCTCGCCAGTGTTATCCCAAATAAGTTTAGCCATTTTGAATTTCTCCTTTATTAAAGAATTAGTGCGCCTTCAGGAAGTAAACTTACCCAGTCATAGGATAGCTTCCATTCAGTATAATCAATAATTCTACGAATCAATAGAACCGGCTCACCTTTGTATTGGATCTCGAGAACAGAAATCTCGCAATTAAAATCCTTTACGTAACCCATATCTTGCAGGATTGATCTAAAGTCCTGATAATTCCGATAAACAAAGTCTCTGGAGTAGCCTATATCTTCCAGCGCTTTATTAACGACCTCATCAGCCTCTTGATTTAATTTAGACATGACATCACCGACTAATTGCGGTTTCTCTTCAGGAGGTGGATCTATTGAACGTATTAACATGAGTGATACTCCTTTACCACAGTCTCGTGTCACCTGGTTTTCGTATAGCCATTTGATGAGGAGTAGATTCTTCCGCTCCGTAATGAATAGCATTATGGGTGAGACGAGATACTGTTATGACATTATTTGGATCAAAGACACAAGGTGCTCTGTCTATAATGTCTTGCTTTGTTATAGGGTTAATGTGATGAATAAGAGCATATTTAGGTATCTCATAGCCATCAACGCCTAAGTCGCAGCCATGATCCCTTAATATGATTTTGTCACGGAACTTCCTCCATTCATAAGAATTGTAAAGCGCCTGGTTTAGGAAGCGATCCCAACCATACGTGATAAAACCAACAGAGCCTTGAAGTTTTAAATATTCAAAGCGCTCTTCAAACGTCTCATATTCAATCAGCTCTAAGTAACTTTTCATTAGTAAAATATAGTAAATGCCCAGTGATTCAAATTATCAGCAGCATAAGCTCTGTCAAATGAACACATGGGCAGTTCTAAAATTTGATCGACAATTTCGGAATCAGGATTCGGATCGATTAGGATGAGCGTATAAGCTCTGTGCTTCAGATATGCTAAGTCATCAGCAGGTAACTTCTTGATTGTAGCGAGTGAATAGACAATAGCCGGATACCTCATTTTGATTGATTCCGGCGGCTGAAAGTATACATTATTAGATCCTAAAATGGTTTTCAGCTTGTTATGTAGATCCAACCTGTTTCCCATTGTAATCACCTCCTAATGTAAGTATCAGCCTTGGCCTTTCAACCTCAACATCGGTAATCTTCCACCAAGAACCCATATAGTAGCAATACTTAATAGATGCGAGATTCTGCAATATAAATGGATCGGCAATAATAGAGATCTGATTTCCAATAGTAAGATCGTCATTAACCTTACCAGGATTACTGAAACTTTTACGCATCTTTAAGACATTACCATAGTAATGACGCTCTGTAGTCTCTTCAACCCACACACCAGATCCGGGAGGATTCTCGACTGTCTGAATAAAACCAATTATTCCTGAGTATTTCATGAGATTCTCCTGCTATTTGAAATCTACTATCTTGTAATTAGCTGTATCTCTCCCCACATACGTAGAAGTTGCTGTATCTGAAAAGATTTTAAGTTTATTACCGCTTATATCGCTTGCCTGAATGGTCGCTGTTGTTAAAATCGGTCTTCTTGGAGTATGTGTGGTCCATGAATTACCGTTACGTATTACAGTTCTTGTGATATAAAGCATTTCAGTTGATGTGCAGAAACAACCCAGATTTACATGTGCCGCACCAACACTACTACCATAATAGAAGCTGCCAGTTGGTTTAAAAAAGACGCAATTTTTACCAGAATATTCAGTCATCGGGTCAAATTTCGGAGACCACTTAAATTCCAGATTACCTTCTGGGTTGTTCTTCTCGTACTTATAATCTGATCCCATAACCTCTTTCTCGCGAAGATATGAATCACGTGCATAATATCCGACAGCATCTTGACCGGTAGACGTTGCTTGGGCTGCTGATTTTAATGCCGCTCTTGTTTTATACGTTCCGTTTGCTATCCAAGCACCACCATAAGCTCCGCCGTGATCGAGTCCACGTTTAAATTCATAATATGTAGGCCATTTATAATCATCACTCTTAATCATATCAGCCCATGTCTTACCAGCAAGAAGTTGGAATTTAACCTTATATACATATTTGGTGTGCGAATAATTATATATACTTGTACTCGATACGCTACTTTTACTTACATCACCATAATAAGTTCCACCGGCACCAAAATTCACAGTGGCATTCGTCCATTGCGCATATACAGTCTGCGAGTTCTTTATGGTTTCATCATAGCTAACACCGCATGCAAACACCTTCGATCCACCAGTTGTAGCAGTCCACCATCCGGTACAAGTCATGTTCGTTTTAGTAGGCGTCGGCATCTTAATAGATGTTCTTGCACCATCAGCAGCTTTAAAGCACGGATATAAAGTAAGTGTTGTGTTATCCTTGTCACTCTTACTATAAGAAGCTCCGTCTTTATAGTTTTGCGTTGTACCAGCAGAAGCGGTTGACCAACCATTTTTCGTATAGGACACAGGTATGTACGTTGTAGCAGATGCAGGGTTGACACTACCACCATTAGCATTAAAAGTGATTTTATATTCACTCTTCTTGGTAGCATTACGTCCCATGCTATTCGTACGTATCTTAATGGCCGTTGGATAATTTGCAGTCTGATTAGCATACGTCGTGGCGGACCATCCAGTGTTTGCTACACCCTGCTTATAGGTAACTGTGTACTTGTATCCAGTCCACACAGCCGTGGCTGTCTTGGTAGCAGCGCCATCTGCGGCGAAATTCACAGTTGCATTAGGCGCTCCAAGATCCCATTTTGAAAAGTTATATCCTTTTCTTGTGAACTTGTTAGCAGCCAGTGTTAAACCTGCAGGGCTGATAGCATTGGATGAGTTGTAATACTGCGTTCCTGTAGTGTTTCCAACAGTGCCAGTACCACCGCCATTGGCGTACTTTATGGTAATGGTTCGCTTATAATATGCATAAAACACGTTTTGAGAACCAGTATAAGAGACACTACCATTGTAATGTTTCTTTTCACTTGTCTGATACCAATCCTGAACCGCCCATCCATTTTTTATATCAGTTGCCTTGCTGATCGCTGGTGTCGTAAGACTAAAGTTATTATCTGACGTATAGACTTGAGTCGCTGTAGTATTTTTAGCCTTATTGATGCCGTGATAAAACGTGGCTGTTCTATCATACTTTGCATAGAACACATTAGCAGTATCTGTATATGTTGCGCCAAAATCTACGTCTACACCTTTATCAGTTACCCAGTTTTTATTGTTCCACCCGCTTATACCAGTAACGGTAGAAGGGGCTTGCAGTGAATACTTGCCATGAGTATTGTAATACTGAGTTGCTGTTACCGACTTAGCCTTATTACTACCAGAATAGAATGTCGCATTCCGTCTATAAACTGCATATATCGTTTTATCACCAGACATGGTAATCGTAGCTTTATTGGCGATAGTCTTCGCAGCGGCATTGGTATCTTCTCTCCAACCATCTACCGTCCAACCGTCAATTGCAGTAGGTTCACTGTCTATAGTGGCATTTACTTCTTTGATGGTACTAAAATGTTTAACATTCTGTTTGGCTGTGGTGGCGCCTTTTGATCCCGAAATCTTCGTGAGGACGTAGAATGCGATATGTCCAATCCGATCTATTAAAATCCATTGCATAAAACGTCCTCCTTAGTCATTTTGAATTTTCTTCATTTCTAATAAAGATATGAGCTACTCATATCCATTACAGACAGAGTAGCTCATAAAATTTAGTTAAGATCTATTCAGATTAGTTCTGCGGAGCAAGAATAACCTGTGCTGCATGCCACTTAACCAGGGCACCAGACATACGAGCCTCCATGAGGTACTTGTACTGGTTATGGTCGATATCGAAATCGTTGAAGTTGTTGATCTCGCCACCCTTATCAGTACCTACATGATAGTCCTTCAGGTTAACCTTGATACCAAGTACATTGTAGGTAACATCCGGATTACCTTCCTTACCCTTGATGGTAACAGTGGCATTGTCCAGAACCGGGCAGTCAACGATCTTAGCAACGCGCATAGCAGCTGCCAGAGTTGCATCAGACTCGTAAATACGACGATGCAGAGTATCCTTAACCCACAGCATATCGGAGTGAACAGAGGTCGGAACAAACAGAGTTGCGCCCTCAGAACCACGATAATCCTTATGAGCCTTGGAGATAGCCTCGACAACCAGCTCCATATCGGATGCGGTATCGTTGTCCAGGATAACCTTCACGGTGAACATATCGCTATCAGAAGCGATCGGACGGATGTGCTCCTCGTCGATCTTGTCCTGAACCTCGGGATCACGGCCATCACCGATCAGGATTGCACGAGCGATTTCCTCGTTCAGCATCAGACGCATTTCCTTCATCAGCCAGTTAACAGTATCGATGGTAGTAGCATCAGTGATGTCGTCACGATCCAGTCTGTTCTTCTTGTAAACGGTCGTCGGAGTGGTCTCACGCTTAGCCAGCTTGAAGAACTCATCAACCTTCTTCTCACCCTTCTTCAGATAACCTCTTGCACGAGCCTCGTCGGTAGTAATGTCTGCGAACAGGGTCTTGATGCGAGCAAACGGAGTATGAGTCGTACCGCTCATAACCTCAGCAACCCAGGCATCCTGTCTCTTGATGAAATCGGGCTCGTTATTGAGTGTCTTTGCATCCGGGAACAGCATATCAACGTTGCCGATGCCGTAATCCTGCTCAGCATGAGCGATGAAAGAATCCTTGAAAGAACCACCAAAGTTCTTAGCATCTCTCATAGCAATTGCGGTCAGATCATTCAGATCGGAATGGGTAAGAACCTCGCCTTCCTCGTAACGCTCTTCATTGTCAAAAATATTGTGGGCCACTTCTTCGTCCTCCTTAGAATCTTTATTATCGTCTTCGTCCTCTTCATCCTCATCTTCATCTTCATCCTTATTAGATGCGAGGGCCATACCAAGCAGAATTGAAACAGCATCGCGTTCCTTCTTATCCATGCCGTTAACAATCTTCTTTACTTCGTCCATGGTAAGTTCTTCGTCTTCGGATTCCTTCTCCTCGACTTCTACTTCCTTCTTAGCTTCTTCAGCCACTTTGTCTTCCTCCTTAGAGTTGTCAGCATGCTCAATATCCTCAGATGTCTCTTCTGCTGTTTCTTCTACAGCTTCCTCTACCTCATCGGCATCATCTTCGTCGCTATGCTCAGCGTCTTCAGGAAGATCAATAAGGAAACCAGTATAGATTTCAGCATCATCGTAATCGTTATCGTCGGAATGAAGCAGCATAGTGTCTATAACAGCGCCAGGATTGGCACCGGCAAGACAAATACTAACCTCCTTTATTGTTCCGTGCATAACATTGGGGCCTTCGGATTTAAGGTGATTAGCATAGATCGAAAGAGCCTCAATATCACCATGCTTAAGACGAATACGAGCATCATCAGCTTCTTTACTATCGTTTAATTTGCAATAGGCATATACGCCTTCCTTGCGGTTTTCCAACAGGGCATGACCGAGAATGTTCTGAAGACCCGTTTCTGCAGAATGATCATGGTTCCATACAAGCGGAACAGTCTTACCGTCATTCTCGATGAATGCATTCTGACGAATAATACGACCGTCAGAGCATCTTAAATTATTTCGAGTCGCCCATCCCCCGAAATCGTAGTCAATTTTCCTACCCATTTTGATTTTCGTCTCCTCTATCGTCTTTCACAAAAATTCTTAAATACTATCTAAAAAAGAAGCACCGAGGGATTTGGCATTTGCCGTACCTTCAACTGCTTCTCCAGTCTGAGCATTTGGTCTTGCTTCAAACTCTTCTTTAGATTTACTAATGTTGGGATTAGACAGAGTGTCTGCCGACGGATCAAGAGCGGGTTTCCATCCTATAAGCTGTCTGATTTCGTTCTTTGTGGCGATTTCATTACGTACAAGCTTATCTGCAACTTCAGGAAGCTGTGTAACTGTAAGAAGCCTGAACGGATCGGTCATAAACATGATGGATTGGCCTTGAGTTCTGGCAGTAGGAGTTAAGAATTTTCGTTTAAGTTCGTTTGCAATTGCAGCAGCAATAGGCTCCAGAGTATTGTTGGTATAATTGAGCTGGGCGCGTTCATCCGCTGTACCATCCATGATAGACTGTGAAATACTTAACTGTGCGTATAATGTCTTCATTAAGTATTCGATCTGTCCCTGAAGATTATTTTCTACAGGCCGGTTAAGCTGCGTAATATGCTCTGTACCATCAATATAGGCTACTCCGTATTCATTACCTGCAAGCTGCTCCTTAATCGCATTCAAACGCTCTTTTGCTTGTTGCTGTCGTAGGGATGTTTTTGTTGTATACGGCAGCTGAATTATAAGATCAAGCTTGTTAGAACCTGCACGTTCATCGATCTGATCGAGCAATACAAGTTTCCTTACCAGACGACGAAGAGTGGAGTTTGGTTCATTCATCACAGCATAGAACGGATTTTGTATTATGGCCGTGTTCCACTTGTGACAAATGATCTCTTCTTTTTGGCCGTTACGTTCGTTATAGAGTCTTACTTTAACATCATGCGGATACCATTCGACAACTCGTCCTGCTCGAAGTGTCAGAATATCATCAGCAGTAATGTCTTCATAAGCAGCTATTTTCTTAGCATCTGTAGGAACGACGGCTACAGCTCCATCATCAAGCATTGAAATTACAATGTCTTGAATCAAGGCTCTACCAGTTTGATCTAAGTTTGCATCGAGCGTGAGGCAGTTGTTTAAACCTGATAATACGGTTTCTTTATACCGACCGTTTTCATCAAGTTTTACATGCTCAAAGTCGATCTTTGCAACATCAACTGCGATTCGATTATATACGGCTGTTACCAATGAAGTTTCAACACCTTTGGTAAATGTCGCTCTTCCTGGATTTCTTGAGTAACCGTTACCCAACTCATAAGATTGGTAATAAGTGGGATCTCGCCCCAAAAATGCATTCCATCCCTTTTGGAGCTTAGATAAAAAACTCATTGGACTATACTCCTATTAGTCTAAAAACGTATGTTCTTCGGAACATTTCTGATAAACTTTACGAATATTGTCAGCTGCCAGCATTGTTACGCCGTTCTTAAAATGCGTATCCTTCTCACAATATTCGTTGTAATGATCGATATCAAGTAGGGTTTGATCAAACATCTCTTTCGTATGCTCTTGCCCATGAAGAAGCTCGTCGTTGAATCTTAAGATCCGAATTCTGGCCGATATGGCCTCGCTTCGTTCTCGTTTCAATTCCGTTGTTGTGACTTCTTCTTGTAACTGTGCTACCTTTTTATCAAGAGATGAAATCTTATCCAAGACTTCGCCGTTTAGAAACTTCACCACATTTTTATGTAAAGACTTCCATGGATCAAGTTTTAACGGCGAAATCTGGATAAACATCAATGACGCACACACAATCAAAAGACCCGATTCCAACCCATGATCTTTTAGCAAATCGATCAAGTCAATCAGACTCATTTATTCGTCAATAAGCTCCTCGAGCTCAAGATCAATCAGCAGTTGGCGGACCTGCTCCTTGAGACGATCCGGAACCTGTGAGAATGTCTTTTTTCCCTTAATGATAAGCGCAACATAAATGACAGCCATATCGTTAGTCTCCTTCCTTAATAGTAGTGTTAACAGTAACAATATAAAGTTCTTCATGACTCGTCGAGTAGTGCCTGAACTTCTGCTCTAAGGCGCTCTGGGACATCGTCGATTGTCTTGAGTCCTTTAATGATTAGATTGTAATAAACCTTAGCCATTTTGATTTTCTCCTTCAGACATAAGCGTATCGAGGATCTCGTAAATCTCCGCAAGAGCCATCTGAATATCAGTGATATCCTGCTGATTGATTTCAATAGCTTCCTTGTCAGCATCGGGAACAGCAAACCCCATATTGACAAGAACCTGGCCTCCAATACTTGTTCTACTCGGAAGACTTGCAATTGAAACTGAGTCATATTCTACAATAAGCTCATTCTCAGTACCGTCTTCATATTGCGTATAGAACTGAATCTTAGAGACATTTTCCGGTGTAATCTTAGAGCAAAGTTCTATAGCAGCTTCCTCGCTATCACAATAGGTATCAATGTTTCCAAGTGTGATATCTTCCACTTCGAACAAGGTACCATCTACAAGTTTGCATAAATCCTTCATTACCAATCTCCTTATGCAACTTTGGACTTACCAACAATTGCCGTACCGACTACAGCTGTATCACCAGAAGCTTCCTCTGTATATTCTTCAAGCTCAAGCTTACCATCTTTTACAATAGCCTCATACTTTTTGCCGGTTGTCTCATCCACAAAAACAATCGGCTTATCGGGATCACAATCGCATCCACACATGCAGCCTTTCTTCTTGTAGTTGTAGATGGGCTTACCGTCAACATATGCAAGAACTTCCTTCATGCAACCCCTCCTTAATTCTCAACTTCATTTAACCACGACTGAATCATCATGCGTTCTCTGTCGTTAGTTGCTTCATTCATTAAATTACGAAGCTTCATTGCCATCATTGAATTCCCAGAATAGTTGCTGCGCATAGGCATGGCATATCCATCATAAGAATAATTTCTGGAATAGCCATTTCTATAATTCGGTCTTCCGGAATACTCTTCATCGTATCCGTAACCAGACTCTTCCATTGCACAGATTGTACTGATATCCTTCAAGATGTCGACAAGCTTATAACTAAAATCAAGATTTGTGGGGGACATATCGCCCTTATCAACAATCTTTTCAAGCTCGTTTTCAAAGAGATGCTTTGCTTTCTTATACACATCGCCCATTAGATATTACCCCCTTTCTTAACCTGCGATTCTGACACGAGGTCCGCCTATTATTATGTTTGCGTTACGAACATTGATTCCGGTTGCAGTAGTTCCATTGTTGACAATCGAAATCGTTTCACAACCGCAAACGGAAGGAACAGAAACAATAACCCCAGCGCTGACGTTTCCATACTCAGATACAGCATCTGGAGTAATCTCGACAATACTCGACGGATCGATTTGCCCATCTATCGAAATTGCAAGACTTATAGGTTCGACAGTACCGCCTGTCGGAATGGCAATATTAGCATGAAATTCCACTTTATATTGCGTCTCAAGAAGCTTTCTACAACACAAACATCCGACAAATATTCGCCTTGCAAGAGAAGCAAGTCTGAACGTACCGCTTTCATCCCTATGGAAGATGTAACCATCTTGACAAGGAACTGGACTTTCAGTGAAAATTACAGGCTGGTTTGGCAGTACAAGCTGCTCAGCATTTGCGCTATATTCCGCTGCCATGTTATCACCTCCTGTACATCAGGCAGTTAAGCCATTATACAGATTGCCACAGTTACAGCCGTTCGGGTTTTGAACCATGTAAGCAGGAATCGGTGCCGGATTGATTCCGTTAATGATTTGAGAAGTCTGCTGATTCTGCGATGCGGCCAGATTTGCCATATTGAGCTGAGTTCTAAGGTTGGAATTCTGCTCCTTAAGATTATCAATTTCCTGCTGGCACATCTTATCCATAACTGTCTGAATACCGGATTGAATCGCAGCACGAGTCTGTGCGCCTTCATTCGCCATTGCGTACTTAAGATCGGCAGTAGCTGCACGATTCTCACAGCAACAATTCTGAAGACTCATTGCAAGGCCATTCATGGCTGCAATATTGGCATTTTGATTCGCGTTGAGCGTCTGCAAAATGTTAGCTTGAGTGTTGCATCTGCTAACTTCAGCATTTGCAAGAGCTGCATTAATCCCACTAATGCCGCTCATCACAGATTGCTGATCGAAACCTCTCTGCATACTGGCCTCGCCGTTTCCATTGCCACCAAATCCGTTACCCCAATTGCCCATAAAAGCAAACAGGAACAGAACGATGATCCAGAAAGATCCGTCTCCACCCCAAGAACCAGCGCCATAAGATCCGTTCATCGGAGATACAGGCATGACCATACCGTTACCGCTACCATTGTCGACTAAACTCATTTCTTTTGTTCCTCCCATTTTGAATTTTTATAAGAGTTAATGGATAAACATTTGAAACTGCTGTGCCATCTGACTGAGCTGATTGAACTGTTGCTGGCTCATCTGTCCTGAATTAAGCAGCTGCTGAACTCTTTCCTTCGGATCTCCCTGGAAGTTTTGTTTGAACTGATTAAACTGCTGCATCATATTCATCATTCCACCAAAAGGATTTCCGAAGTTTCCGCCAGCACTTGCTTGCTGTTGACTATAAAACGGATTCATACATTACACCTCTTTCTTGTTATTTCTAAAGTTTCGATTCTTTTGCATCTCTTCACGAATTGTCTCAGATATGATCGATGTAAGTTCACTTCTTGTTACATACTCATTTTGATTTTGAGTTGCATTCGGCTTTGGAGTCTGAATAGGCTGTGGCTGAATCTTCTCAACAAGAGAATATTCGGTAACCGTTTGCTGATTGAACATGTTAACAGACTTTAGATAGAGTACAGGCTCATTTTTATTCATGAAGAACATGGTTCCGCCTGAGGGAACGTTGTAATTGTATACTTCTGAGATATCGCCTACATACAGGAAATACCCAGCTCCGTTATTATAAGGTGGCATAGCTTTAAGCTCCTTTCGCGTGTTGGCTTTTAGAAAGCACCTTTCCAATAATAAAGCGGGACTTCATCGCCGGAGTCCCAAGTGTCGTAATAATTACCATCGACGACTGCTACGACATGACCGTCGATAGCCAAAATATAAGAACCTTCCGGATGATCTTCACAGAAGGTTCTTACTGTAATACATTGTGGACATGTGTTTGGGATAGATGTACGAATAAAACCATGATGTAAAAGGTATTCACTCCATACGTAATTTCTATCTGGCATATCATGCATCAAAAGACCCTGCAGGCATATGCCAATATACGTTCTCTCCCAATCATATCCTGTAAGTTTTGAAATCGCCCTGATAACGCAATCTTTGGTTGTTCGCCTTTCAGGGTTTGGATTGTAGTAGATGAACATTAATCAGTAGGCTCTTCACTTACAATAGCAAGCTTCTTAGTAGCTGTAATATGTTCTATTGGCAGAACTCTGGCGTACGGTATTTTATAATAATCATAGTAAAGAGTTACATTATCCCCATCCACATCTAAATATGAGAAATCTGCTTTGTAATATGGCTGTAAATTACCACTTCCGCTTGGCAGACATTGTGTAATGTTGTTTGTGCATAGACATCTACCATTATCTGCATTTTGTGTCGCCAGTACAGATAAGCCGGATAAAAGCGCCTGATTAATTTCATCATAAGTTCTATTGCATTTTAGAGTAGCAGTCCCGTCAACCTTTGCCGATTCAAATTTTATCAAAAAAGGTTCTTTTGGCATTGTTAGAGTATTTACAGCAGTGATAAAATCATCTGTGGATTCTATCCTATAAAAGCTGATTTTAATCGTATGCTCACCGCTCGTAGCAACAGCAATCATCGTTTGGTATTCATCCGGATTTTCTTCAGATGGAAAATTCGCAATCATACACGGATAGTATGAAAAATCTTCTGAACCATATATAACAGCAGTGCTGCCCGATACGCTTCTTTTCGGTATCGAATAAGGATCTTCTTCGTCATCAAAGGTTACATTGATAAAATCAGCATCAACCTTTCCTCTATACTGCAAGGAAGCAGTATAGTGACCGTTATCATCAGTTGCAGTAAAG